TATCGATAATTTCCTCGGCATCCAGGTACGAGAGTTGTTTGCAATAAGGACAACGATAAAAGTTATCGTCCTCCAATTGAGTATCATAAACTGAGTCTGTGATACCTTTTCTTAAATGTTTCTTTTTCATGATTGTGAGATTTTAGACCAGAGAGAACCTTCTACTACTGGCGTATTAGGTTCTTTATCCTGGTGGTTACACCTATAAATATATTTATTAAATCTTTCTAGAGCTTTCTCTCCATACATCATATCAAGTGATGGAATACCATTACAGAAAGATAAGGCTTCGAATTGAGCCTTTATATATACTGGATATTCCCATCCGTTATCTTTTAATAATCTATGAAGTCTACAGAAATGAACATACTTATTTGGATTGTTCCTAAAGTCTTCGTAGATTCCCGTAGTACGAGCAATAGTTTTAACATACTCATTGTGGATAGCAACTACTTCCTGTTTAATGCTATAATCTTGAGTGTATTCCTCGATCTCCATCCAAGCTCCATAATCTTCTGTGATACTATCGCTCATCTGGATTAATTTCTGTAAAGCATTTCGGGTGTTACTCATTTTCTTGAAGCCATATTCCATGTACTTAATGAAACCTTGTCGAGCATTGAGGAAATTAAAGTCCTCACAGAAGGTATTGCATATATCTGCTAACCTTTTACATTGGTTCCAATTCTTTGGATCGGCTTCCGTGATTTTCCTAACTCCCCTATGCTTTAATTTTATACGGGTTGCATATAATATTTCAGCACATAAAGAGGTATCTCCCTTACTTGCTAGAGTAATTTGTGATACTTCCTTCTTAATCTTATTATTAGATATCTCTATTGCTCTAGAATCTATTGAATTTTTCCTTGCTAGATTGAAAAAAGTTTCCGTAGGGAAATAGGGAATCTCCAAATACTCAAGTAATTCTTTGAATTTACTTAATGTAATGTGAATTGATGGATCACGTCTCATACTAATCTATTTTTTAATTGAATTAGTTCACTGTAAGTTTGATAATGAAAGGAATAGACTAATCTCATAGTATTCTTTCTGCCAATATCATTTACGTCTCTTTCGTCAGGGAATATTACTACCTTCACCTTTTTGAAGTTTACTAACTTTAAAGCTAGATCGATTGCTTTATCAATAGCATCATGGTCCAAAAGGATGATGAATCTCTTTACTGGAGATTTAATAAACTCATTTAACTGATACCTACTAACTGCTTTACCCATAGTAGCAACCCCCCTCTCACCCATTGTAAGAGCATTAATAGCTCCCTCACAGATAAATACTTGGTTGTACATACCCAGGGCGTCATGATTGAAGATAATAAATTCCTTGCCTACTCCCGTGATATCCTTTGTCGGATTATTATATCGAGAGCCATTACCCATTACGTTTCTTGCGTTGTAATATCTGAGTTGCCCTTGATAATAATAAGGGATAATAAGATATCCGAATCTATCTCCAGAATCGCAATAACCAATTCCGTTCTTGGAGGCAAATTCTAAATCGAATCCCCTCTTCTTTACATAAGCCCTCATCCCCTTAGCTAAAACCGAATTACCCAGAGATATATTCTTATATCCTTCGGGGAGATAAACTGGTTTTGCTTCAGCTAATTCTATTTTCTCTTCCTTGAATGTTAGCTCATTGAAGGAACCGTTGTCTAGAAATCTTACTGCTTCCGAGTAAGTTTCTATGTTCTCCACATCCATTACCATCTGAATAGGAGATGGATGTTCTCCACATCTAAAACAATTACACCTATTAAGAGAGAGGTTGACTCCCATCTTATTCTCTCTACCACAATACGGGCAGATAGGAACTCGAAGCCAACCTCTTCTATATTCAAAGGCTGATAACCTTTGTACTAAATAGGTTTTTAATTGTGATTTAAATTTGTTAGTTATCTTCATGGTTATATATCTGCTACTGCATTAGCTTTCTTAGCATCCGGTTCATTCTTTTTATTTTTACTTAATTTGTCATCCAGAGTATTACCATAAATCTCATCATAAGTTCTTCGTTGTTCTTTGGTTAATTCTACTGCCCTTTGCTTTTCTATATCAACTTTAAATACTGCTCTACCATGTGGAGCTCCATCCCTTTGTACGACGATTTCTAATCTCTGAATACCATCATTCTCTTCCTGGGCAGTTGCATTTAAACCATATATACCTTGAGCATTTCTTACAATTGAAATAGCTCCAGATATATCATTCTCCTCATAACGAGTTTCTCGATGTTTTGCACCCTCTCTAGTAATATGATTAGCAGTCCAGATACAATCTAATTTCTCCTCGTCTGCTAAATTCTGGATATCTACATATACGTTACTGATACGTTCAAAATCATCCTTATCTTTGTTGATTGAAGCAAGCTTAGCTGCGTAATCGATTATTAACACGTTTATATTAATACCATTAGCTCTAAGCTTATCGATTAAATCCCTTATATAATTACAATCTGTAATCATTGCCGGAACTCTATCGATAATTAATTCAACTCCAAAACGGGATAACTTACGGATATAGGCTGATTCCTTTTTATCGTATTCACCACTGTACAAATCCTTTTTGGATACATTGATTGAACCTTGAATCATTCTATCCATGATTTGATTCTTACCGTTCTCAGTATCGATATATAATACCGATTTTTTCATTTTGAGATAACCTCTAGCTAAGTTTACCAAGAAGAAAGTTTTCTTAGCTTTAGGTTTATCCAATAATACAAGGACGGAACCAGATGGGAACCCTCCTGCATTAGTTAAATCATTCAATTGACGATAAGGAGATGGGATAACATCCGGATCTACCCTTCGTTTAAATTGACGATCTACCAAATCCTTGATGAGATATACTGGCTCCTCCTCTTTCTTAGGTTTTGAGTTTTGTAATACCTTATCAACCTTCTTACTATATTCCTCATACTGATCAAAGTTATTCAGATCGAAAGATTCATTTAAGTTCTTCATCTCTACATAAGTAGCAAACTTATAAACTTTCTCCTGAATATACTCAGAATCCTTAAGTGGATTGTTATATAAATCATCCACTATCTTAAATACATTAGGAATATCATCCCTGGTTATTAAGTCTACGTAATTTTTACTTTCTAGCAGTTCCTTAATTACTTCCTTTAAAACATTCTTAGAGGGTACTTTGTTTTTCTTCTTAATGAACTTAACAAGCCCCTCTGCAATGATAGAATGCTCTATTAAAACGTAATAACTAGGTTTTATCTTCTTTATAACTAATCCACCTTCTTTATCTTGGATTAGATACCTTAGAGTCTCCAGTTGAAATTCTGGAGTAAAACTAAACTTGATCTTATGTTTAATCATGTTAACTGTTTTAAATATGCAATAATCTATAGTTTCCTATAGTTCTCCATGATCTTTAGATATGAGTCATGATACATAAACATCCTAGAACTCCATCCAATCCACAGCTACTTGGTGAAATTTAGTTCTAAAAGTTTGCAATATATCAAAATATATATTATATTTGCAAATATTTAAAAACAAATAAAGGAAATGGGAACAAGAGAGAATCACAATGGATCCGAATTACATAGGTTAACTGCTATGCCAGAATCCTATGATAAAGACTTATTCAATCACCTTTACAAGATTAGTAAACCGGTGATTCGAAGATTGGCATCCCAAATTGATACAAACCGATTCAATGTATCAAGGGATATTATAGAATCCTACTTCTGGGACAAAATGCTTTTTATTTTCAACAAGTACTATGGAACTTGTTCTAATGATCACCTCCAAGCTAGAATCTTAAGTGGTTTATCAATTTTTAAGAATCACTTATTACATTCAGCTTACACTGAAAGAGCTCAGTTTAATCAATCCCTTAAATCCTTCGAGGATCTCTATGAAGATTCCAATGAAGATAAGGAAAATGATTTTGCTGAGGAAGAAGTTGATATCCCATTATCTGAAATGAGTAAGAAGGTATGGGATTATATGATGAGTAAACTTCATCCAGATGCTCAGTTGGTATTCGAAGCATTATTTACTCCGCCCCCATTTTTAAGAGAGTATCCAGATTATAAGGATGGTAATAGGATCACTAATAAGATGTTGATTGATTTCTTTGCACTCCCTCATACGAATAGTTCCGAGAAGTACATCAAGGAATTGAGAGAGGATGTAAACTATTGGATTGAAAGAGCTAAAGAAGATATCCACCTCTAAACACGGAAAAGGCCGGGACTTTTGATCCCGGCCTCCGTTGTGTTTAAAAACACGATCACCCTAAAAATAAAACTATGGACTTAGCTGATTTTAATAATATATCTAAGAGTAATTGCTTTCGGCAACTTAGTAGCATTCCACTGTTCAATGGTTTGCGATGCTTGATTACCTCCAGTAAAGTTATACGAAGAGTAAAGACCACCATTAACTACATTAACCGTTTGTCCAGCATAACCATAACTACCATTCATTGAACTACTTCTGTTATCCCAGTTCTGAGGAGTTACCTTCTCGGCATCCGTTGAATTATCCTGTTTACCAGTACCAACTCCAACTCCATGTCGATGCATAGGAAGTTCTGCTGCAGTAAGAGGATTACTATACTCCTGACCACTAGGGGGATTGTACAAAGCTCCAACTGAACTGAGGATGGTAGTTACTGCAGTTCCAGTGGGATTAGCAGGAATCTGAATACCTCCTGCAGTATAACCTACTACTACTCTACCAGCTGCATTACTATATTCTGCCCAGCCATCTGGGATAGTATCTCCAGCCCAGAGAATGATAGCTCCAGTTGGTAGTGCCAGTAAAGCCATATCTTCTTTTACCTCTTCCAGGATTTCCGATTTCAAAGCCTTGAGCAGATCAGAGATACTTGTTAAACCCTCATTACTTCTGCTCGAATTATCTCCAATGATCGTTTCTAATCGATAGAGGGACTGCTTAATAGCATTGTGAATACCTGGTGTGTAGTTCAGATGTTCAGGAAAACATCCATCCCAGGGAACCAGGGCGAAGCTTTCCAATGAAGTACCCAGTACCGGGTTATCTCCAGTACCATAAATACCAATCAGAGCAAGTGAGTTCTGGTTGTTATTATAATAGGTACAAGCAGCTAATGCTTTATTATCCAGAGCTTCATAAGAGAGTTCATCAGAAGTACCAGGATAATTATTAAAGTTGATCTCTCTATCACTAGTAGTAAGTGGATAATATGGATCGATGGACTTTTTATAAAGAGTATAGAAGCTTGTATTACTTTCTGACCAGAAAGCAAGAATGCTAACGGGATTCTCGATGGGTTCACTTACAGGAACATGGTATGCAAATACCAACACTTCGGAATAAGTACCTCGAGAACCCTGGATCTCAACCGTGATACTACTTGCATCACTAGAGAAAATGGTACCATCTTTTGCGATTCCTGCAAAGTAGGTTTGATTCTTTTCAGAATCTCCAGAACCCTTGGTGATGTTCCATTGCTTCTGTTTACCAACCATCTTTGAATACATTACACTATCCGAATTTGGTAGAGGATTAAGTGTAATGGTGTTCTTTGATTTATCGATAGTAGCGGATCCAAATCCTACGACTGGACCAACTCCGTGTACCATGGATATTGCCTCAGCAGCATCCTTGGATTTGATTACTTGATTGTAATTGAAATACGTCTTCATATCGTTTTATCTTTTAAGGGTTTAATGTTGATGAATCTGTTATAGTTTCTTGACCATCGGTTGCTAAATCTGTATCTCCAGTAGAAGTCTCTACGGGCTTGGTGATTCGGAGAAGAGCGGTTAAACCAGTTTCAGGATCTACAATGCGATAAGTACCTGGATCTTCCAAAGTAACATATGCTTCAACTAAAGCTGTCTGAATTAAAGTACTGCCCTTAAGAATCTCTACCGAGGTATAATTATATGAACCATTTGAGTAGACTCTTGTTTTAAAGGATACAACTCCATTAGCTCTAGCTGATTCTGTTCCGTATGGATAATCTTCCCAGTTAGTAACCCAGTTGGGATCATCCTCATCCTCAGGAAGGATTACAATTGAATTATTACTTAAGTCATTGCTGGATCCTCCAGACTCTCTAGTTACTACTACGGTAGCTGACTTTGAACTATCCACTATACTTTCGAATTTATAAGTTCCGATGCTAGTAACCTGGTATTCAACCCAGTCAGCAGCATTAAGGACCGTACCAGTATCTGTTCCATTCCTGTATACCTTTACTCGGTAATCTGCAGAGGATGAATCACCCGTTTCAAGGGTAACCAGTACGGGAATAGAAACTGAACCATAGAGAGATATTGAGTTATACTTAGTGGTGACCCGATAGGTAGTTTCCATGGATCTCTCACAAGTAAATCCAAAGTGGCCTGGGCCCTTAGTGTTAACTAATCTAGCTCGGATATTATGTAAACGTGTTTCTTCTGTGCCATCCTCTTCCCAAATATCTGGAACTACATCAAAGGTTAAGTTCTCAAATTTAGTGGGTTGCAGAACATCTCCATCTCTGTAGTACTTACCATTACTGCATAACAGTTTAACATAATCACTACCATCCTCATAGTTGGTATAAACTCTAAGAGTGATATCCAGGCCAGAGATATTAACTCCCTTATAGGAAGTGGGACTGCAATAACCAAAAGCCGTTTCCTCTTTTCGAGTAAGGTTGATAGTTACGTTATTGTTAGGAGCAGCAGCTAATTGAAATACTACCTTCTGAATACCAAGTTGATCCTCCGTGTCTTGGGGAGAAAAAGTATAAGTATCTGTATATACGTGTGTACCACTATTATATGAGCTAACTTTTTTGGTGTAATTACCCAGTACTAAATTTACTGCCGAACTTTTAGAATACAGTACCTTAGAACCATTGCTTACTGTTTCCCCGTAAAGAGTACCCGTTACTGATACACTAATAGTATTCACGGGTGTATCAAAGGATTCCTTACCATTAGCAAAGAACTCAGTACCCGGAGTAACCTTGTATTCCAAAGCATACCACTTATTAAGGATTACACTGGTTACCTGGAGTGTTTCAATGATCTCAGTATTAGCTACTCTGATATAATAAGTACCTGCTACTACGATATCAAGAATGTCTCCCGAGTTGTGATAATCTCCCCAGTGAACTTTATCACTACTTACTTGCCAACGAGTATCTGTACCAGACCAGTAGCTTGTCACTTCTACCTTGTAATGAAGAGTATCGATAGAACCAATAACCAGGGTGTTCTCATCGGCATCAACATCTAACTGGGTAACGGTAAGCTTTATACCATCATCCACTTCCATACCCTGGTACAGGATCTTAGCCTTCACATTATAAGGTAAGTATCTCTCAAAGAAGGATTCGATCATTCTACGGAAAGCAATGAAATCAGAAAGAGATGCCGGTAATTGACCAGTAAAGATGGTTGCCTCATTATCTCGCAGGTAAGTTTCTTGGTCATCCGAGTATACGATATAATTCTGAGTACCTCCATCCGATAAGTTATAAGCTTCTACACCTTCATAGAGATTCAAAAGGCCATCATACTTACCACAGTAGAGAATTTGTTTAGAATCATAGAAGTACTCCGAGTTGACATCAGCAAAGCCTTGTACACTGGAGATATCGAAGGTTACCTCAATACATTGGTTACAGCGATAATCTGTATCGAATTGAGCATCATCATATGAATAACGGTCCTGATCGTACAGAGGTTTATCATCTGCCCAAGCATCGAAGGATGAAGAGTATCCAGAAGTTGGATCAGTAACTGTACATTCGAAACCATAGAGTTTGAACAAGGTTTCGAAGAACTTCTTAGTACCTCTGATCTTAATAAGAGTAATTGCGAATCTAAGGATGTTTCTTACCTTCTCTTCGCTTAATACTACTGGACCACTTTTAGTACGTGTCCATACTTTTGATAGAGCTTGGAGCTCTTCCTTAGTTTTAAGACCGTTATAATATTTATTGAACTTCTCTTGGTCGATGGAGATACCATAAGCAAATGGTATTTCGCCAAGAAATTCCCAAAGATAGTTTAAGTACATCTCAGGAATATTATCAATATCTATTAGGTCTAGTTCACTTTCAACATCAGGTAAAGCAACATCTGCTAAATAGGTTCCACAAATGTCTAGAAACCTTTCCAGAATGCCTTTACCATTAACCTTATAAGTATCCCTTTCCTTATATTGGTAAGGAAAGAGATTTATTAAGTTCTTGAGGTCAATCATAATACTTCATTGATTGTTAAGTTCAACTGATCACTGCTCTGGAATACCGGGAGGTTAAATCCAGGTTCTACGTAATCCTTGTTCGGTTCAGAGATTAAGATAGAATATTTATAGCCAGAAGCATAAGCATTAGCTTGAATACCAAGTGAGAAGGTCATACCATTTTCAGTATCATCAATTACCTGGGAAGATCCAGTCTTACCAGTAGTTACAAAACCGTTTGCCTGAGAACGGATTTCATAAGTAGATGAACTGGTGAAGGTAATAAAGTAAGTCATACTACCAGTAGCCTTCTCCAATACGAAGTTGCTGATTACCAGGGATGAGTTACCATACAAGGTGTTGGGCCATGGCTTTAAGTAGAACTTATTGATGTGAAGGTAATCTACTGTGGAGAGATTATCGATCAGAGCATAGATATCTGAAATTCTAACCTGGCCTCCAATCTCGGAGTTCTCAATAGAATACTTATCCATCAGGGCAGTTGTGATCTGAGCTGAGATCTCATCTGAAGAGAAGGATTTGTTTCCTGTTACTTCGATGTCAAGCATGATGTCAGTTACACCAGTAGACTTAACCTTTAACCAAGTAGTGAGAGGAGCTCTCTGGGATAAGTAATTGTATACATTGGTTAAGAGTGTACTAGAAGCGGTTGTACCATTATCTGGAGTGATATAAAGATTGAGCTTTCTACCACATTCATATTCTGCTGCTGCTTTGTTTACTCCGGCTACTTGCATAGCCAGATCGATGAAGTCCTGCTTGGTGATGGCAACTCCCAGGGTTCTAACGTGCAAAGGGATGTGTTCCTTGAGCATCTCAAACGTTTCATAGTCCGAGCCTCCTGAAGCAGCATAAGGATTAGAGCATACTGCATCTGATACCTTCTGCTGGATAGAAGTAGGTACATTAGTAACCTGTCCAGCTAATACATTAGCATTGTACCCCTTGGTAATATAATAGGTACAATTAGTAATTGAATAACCGGGATCGGGGATCTTACCATGTACGCCATCACCAAATACAATGTAGAGTTCCTGGTTAGAATCTACCTCTACTCGGTAATGTGTATCAAACTTACCAGAATAAGCAAACGTTTCTACTAAGCTCCAGGTAGTATCTCCAATAACCAGGGTCATGGTACCATCTTCATAGTAGTTACCATTGCTTAATGCTTGGAGTTTGATTCGTCTAGTAGCTCCTTCTAATTTCATATTTGGAATTACTGTACCAATAATTCTGGTGTCTTTGTAAAGAGTATGCTGAATTAAAGGTACTGAGACTTCAGTAGTATTAGCATACCAGGTAGTATCTTTTGCTACTAGCCAGGTATTACTCGAGTTATCAGTGAAAGCCAAGCCCTTGCTAATAGCCACCTTTGCATTAATCTGATCGCTAGTGAAAGGTCTTGATAGTATCACATCCACGGTAGGAGCTACTGCTCCATGAGGGTGATAATCTACTAATGCTCCATGTTTAACTAGGGAGTCATACTTTCTAGCAGTGCTAAAGAAAGTTTCTCGGGCAGTAGTGTCAATGTAATAATGGATTACTTCGGCAATAGCTGCAAACATGGAGATAATCATCACAAGGATATTACCCTCACTCACATCAGTGATTAGAGTATTACCCTTCGAATCTTTGAGGGCCTTCAAGTCCTCAATAAGCTTTGCTTTGATCTGTTGGTAGGATCTCTGATAAGGAGATAACCATTTGTTTGTAACGCTCATTGTTTTATGTATTTAGGGTGTTAGTACTTGAATCATACACTAGGGTACCAGTTTTGCTAGAGGAGTTCCCATTAATTTGATATGTGAATACTATGTTCAATTTACTTCCTTCTCTAGTAAGTGTGGTACCTTTATATACTATACGTTCTTCCCAGCTCTCAAAAGCATCTCTCATGAATTGATTAATTACATAAGCTTGAGCTTGGGTATTCTGTTCCTCGAGGCATTCCCAGATTCGGGAACCAAATTCCTCTTCTCTAAACTTGATACCAATCTGATGGAGGAATACTGCTTCCAAGTTATTTTCGATTAACTTAGTATCTCCCTCCACAGGGTACCATCCGGCTTTACCATCTGAGTTCTTTGTGATTTCGATGGGGAATAGCATACCGGTTCCTATTAGGGTTTTGTAGATATTATCCATTAGTGTGTAAATTTAGTATCTTCATAATCCGATTTATTAAAGGGACTAAAGGTCTTGTCCTGAGTTAAGATGGAGGGTCCAGACATACTTCCTCCAGAGCTAACTCCACTGTGAGTGTGAGTATTAAATTTACTTCGAAGCTCTTCTAGCTCTTTGATGAGGTTATTAAGTTTATCAGTAAGCTCCTGGATCTTAACTACCCCATCATTGTTACCACTATTGATACGGACTAAGGAATCCGATGCTAAATCCAGGGTACCAGGAGTATACACCGCGATGTCACCTTTAACATAAATATCAAGATGATTATCTTCCTCATTAAGAGTAAGTATATTGCCATTAGGAGTAACTATACCTAAGACATTCTTATTGTCTAGAGGTAAAGGTATTTCTCCTTCTGCCCAACCATAATACTCCCAGATGGGTTTAGATAAATCTCCAGCTTCGAAAGTTACCCATACTACATCTCCAATCTGGGGAGCCAGGAATTTGAAGCCAGAGTTTAAAGCTCCATGTTGTCCCTTGGGAAGAGCCCAAAGCATTACTCCGTTTACTGCTGGAACACATACCTTTAAGCGATTCATTCCACGGGGATCCTCGTTGTTTACAACGTACCCCTTATAGCAAGAGTAGTATCTTCCGATACCCTCTATACCTTCATCCACTATGATTCTTGATAGATCTTCCATGTTACTTAGCTTTAATACCCTTGGCAATAGCTTCTGCTGCTTGCTTACCATATTTAGCCCACTCTTCTGCAGTAGGCTTTCTACGAAGGGTGATAGTATTCTTAACTCCATAACCTTCTCCGAGAACCCAGCCAGTCTGTTTAGAAACTTGACTAACTGCATTTTCTACTCCAGCATACTTAAGTACAATCAGCTCTTCCTTTTCACTTGCATTGTTTCTTGAATTGAAGTAGCTAGATTCCTCAGTAGTAAGGTTAATGTTTGTGATATCCTTGGATTCGGTTTTATTAGCACTGACATCCTTAGTTATGGTATGGCCTCCACTTTGTGTACCAGCAGTGTAACCTTCTACAGCTTTGTGTCTAACCAAGTCAAGCTGAGTAGTATATCCAGAGCTGGGACTTACTTGGTGGATACATTGCTTGATATACCAAGTACCTGACCATTTCTTACCTACGTTATTGATAGTGATTACCTGAGAGGTTGCTAGAGATGGTCGACCAAGTACTGTTATTCTTGCAAGTAGTTTCTTCTCAATAATACTACGCATAGTATTAGCAGCAGCCAGTACTCGTTGTTCCATTGCTATATCCCGGCTCTTTCTTGAGTAGATAGCCATGGCTAATCGATAACCACTTACGGGATGAGTAGTAACGGCAGTCTTGGTAAATACATCCAAGGTACCATTGTTGTTAAGATGATCCTTAACAGCTATCTGCCTACCGCTACGATTTACTTCATCAATTGAAACATGGTCACCAACAAATTGAGTAACTGTATAGGCTTCTACCTTAGCACCCCTTACATAATCACCCTTACCCTCATTAAGTGAAGGATCCCACCATAGTTTAGCATCTTTGCTAAATACATATTCATCATCTGAGAAGTTAGCTTTTAGATAGGATTCTAGAGTACCATTCTTTGCACGCATATCCATTTCAGCTTGTTTAGAAGCAGCTGCTTCTGGACTTCCGAACTTTCTGATCAAAAATGCTTGCCAGTCGTTCTCCAAGTTAGCATGGGCCAAAGTATAATTCACGGCTTCATCCTCGGCCATTCTAGCTGCCTTGATTCCTCTAGCTTGGTATACCTGATACCTACGTTGGAGATCTTCTGATGAAGCTTGTCTCTCAGCAGCTTTCTCTTCCTTCAATCGCTTATAAACTCTGGACCATTGTTTATCTGTGAAGGTATTCATATCGTTATCCTTCGTACGTTCTCTTAATACTTCCAACTGTTGGTAGGTAGTATTACCAGCTTCGTAGTCTCTGATAGCTCCTTCAAGGTCAGCCGTCTTCTTATTGAAGTCGATATAATCATTAGCTATCTTCTTACCAGCAAGAGGATTAGCCATCATCACCACTTCTTCCGACATACCCTTATTATCTGATATACCAGTTGAAGTTTGACCCTGGATAGACTTCTTGATATATTGAGTTTCGAACATCACCGAGATAACTTCTCCATCTCCTGCGGCATATTCGAAAGTAGCTCTTGACGGTTCTTGGAGTTTACGATTGTGGATATAGAGAATACCATCTTTACTATCTACATACCAGGGTCCATCTGGAAACTGCTGAACCTTTTGCCTAAGCTGTACTAGAATATTATTTCCAACTTCGCCATAATCACTATTAAGTGCTTGCTTATAATCCTCTGGCATAGCTGTTGGATTTACTCCCACGGCATAGCGATTAGCATAGATAATGGTACCAGTAGTTTCCTTTACTGGATCCGTAGCTGGTTGAATCTTTTGATAGACCTGATTACTAATCAGGATCTTATCCTTCTTTGTAACTTCTGCCATATCAATGTTCAAATTTTTCAATTATTATACCTAAGCCTTGATCGCAGCCTCGTTCCATATATTCTACCAAGGATGAATAACCATCATCATCGTCATCCTCTGCAGATGGTCTGTGAGGAGGTAACTTTCTGACTGAACTAACTGAGTCAATGAACTTAATTGTTACATGAGTACCCGTACTATTGAAGGTACAGTTAAAATCCTTTACCTGGATAATCTTAGGTTCACTGGAGATGAAAGTAGTGTCTGAATAGATATAACCCCACTGTAATACAACTATCTTCTTCTCCTGGAGATCCTCAATATCTACTGTATCTGGGTCACCTACATCGAATGTGATGGATGCTTGGTTTTCCTTTTCCTCATCATATTTATATGAGAAGTTAGTTATATACGCTCCAAGAGGGATGCCAGTAATGGGATTCATTACTGGCTTCCCCTCTTCATTAAATATGGCTAGATAAGGTTGAGCTATGCCATACTTTAACATTGAACTATTCTGAGATTCCATACAAAGGTATAATTAATCTACGTCCAACATAAAATTCTGCCTCACTGAAAGGATTAATGATTTTATTAGCCTCGGCTATCTGATACCAATATCCACTGTCACCATAATATCTGAAAGCTATACTATGAAGTGTTTCACCATCCATAACAGTGTGAACTTTATCACAATCACTTATAGAGATGACTGGGATATTCTTTTCAAGAGCTATATCACCATCATCAAATTGGACTACATAGGCTTTGCCATAGGGGTCCTTTCCTGCGTAATAATTCTGTTCGTTGATCATGACATTTTCTTTACAGTTCTAAAACGATCTTGGACTGAGATGATATCATTCCATCTCAGGTTAGTAGCACTAACCCTCTTGAAGATAAGTTCCTGGGTAGCCACCATGGGATATAACTTACCATCAATCAGTTCTCCATCTTTCTTGTAGAGATCCCTGAAATTAGATAAAGTATATGTAGCCGAAGTAAGGATAAAGTTCTGGTCAGCAAATATATCAGCTCTACCCCATTGGATTCTAAGAACAGGAGGAGCTTTTACATAACCATCGGACTTAGTCCAAGTTTCTAATAGCCTACATTTGTTGATTACCTCTTTGGGATTATCCTTGTCATCACAGTACCAAGATACGTTGATCTGAATGATATCCTCTGCTCCTGTATAATGATACATGGGAGTATTTCTACCCATAGACTTAATGGAAGCCCAAGAAGTTTCTCCTCTATACTCTACCTTATCGGGTCGATTCTGAATCTCGATATATTCATAAGGAGATGAGTTGAGGTTATAGATTATAATGGAGTTGTGAGTATAGATGGCTGCTCTTTTAATATATTCTGCATCGAACTCTTTAACTGAGAAGTCTGAACCCTTTGCTGGATCTTTAGTATCAAATTGAGCAGGTACATGCTTTGCTCTATTTACTAAGATGGCAGCCCTCCAAGCTTTGTTTACATAGCCAGTAGTAACTCCAGATATTTCATGTTGTACATCTGTGAGAGGAGTATTTATATACCCCAAGCCTTTTGATATGATATTTGCCATAAGCTTAGATTTTAATAGTAGAAACCATTGTCATCCACTGTAGCAGTTTCACCAGCACTGTATTGGCCAACTGCTTGACCGTTGATGGTGATATTTAATTTGCCAGCTTCTGTATCTCTAGATTTACTTGCATCGATAATAGCCTTAGTATATCTTTCCATGAAGCTCTGCATAGTTTCATGTTGAGTGATAGCTTCGGTGTTTTCTTTCAAGGCTTTAGTATTTTCCTCTGTATGATTACCCATACTATCTAAAGCGTAGGAAAGACCCATGATACCAGCCGTGAGAGCTATACCTTGCCAACCACCCAAGAACATGAGAGCACCACCAGCTGCACCTTTTAAACCAGATTTCCAGCCGAATTTAGTAGAAGAGGGTGTAGGACTTCCACCCTTGGGAGTGGATCCTCCAGCGGGTACATAAGAACCCGCATAAGTAGCCGTAGACATACTTTTACCTCCTACTCCAACGTATACTTTACCATTCTTATTTCTACTAAGTCTACCTCCCATAGGAAGCATCATACCTTTAGTACCGGGAGAATAATAAGCCATACCAACATACTCAGCCATCAAAGCAACAATGGTCCTGAGGTGAGCTTCAAGGATTGCTGCCTGAGTATTCATACCGGACATACCACCACTAGCTGTGCCAGTCTTAGTAGCAATAGATGAAAAATCATATGATACCAATCTTATTAGGCCACTTAATAATCTGAAACCATTTACGATTACAGAAGAAATAGTAGCTGCAGTACCAAGTGAGATAATCCATTTACCCACTCCAGAACCAGCTAACTTCTCGAAGATCTGTACAAGGAAAGTAGCAGATCTAATGATAGGACTGAATACCCCACTCTCTTGACTACCAATAGTAGTCTTCAAGTTGTCGATAGCGGCAGTCAATTGTTTGATAGCACCAATATCTGTATTCATGTACCCCGTCATGGCTTCATCCAAAGCTCCTTCAGATCCCTGGGCCTTATCAATAATATTCTGCATCTTGCCAGAGCCATTCCAGATTGCTTGGAACAGGCCCGATGCTGCACGTTGACCTCGGACACCAAAGATATTATACATGGCAGCTTCTCGGGCAGTACCAGAAAGCCTACCCATCTTATCTGCAAGTACTCCCATCAAAGTACCAAGATCCTTTAATTCACCATTAGCATCTACCAGATCCGACTTACTGATGCCCATAGCTTCAAGCATCTTAGTACCTTTGGTTTTCTGCCCAGTGATAGAAAGGGTTAAGT